TCAATAGGTGGCTACTTTACCAGATTCTTTTGTGTCTGTAACGACAGATTGCACGTAGGACAATAACCAAAAACTTTTTCGCCCATCCTTGTATGGCCTTTGGTATCTGCCTTCACGAATCCGAGCGTCTAGAGTTTCAGGTTCGATATTGAGCATGTGTGCAAATTCTTCACGACCAACTCGGCGTTCTTCTTTTGACTGAGCAATACGTTCAGCTACAGCAACAATCTTTTCTAGAATGCTAGCCTCTATTTTAACTATTTGTCCCATTTACTCCTCCTTACTTTCCGCTTTCATAAAAGTAATCCAATGTGTGTTACTGCGCTTTCCACTAATGTGGCCAAACAATGGTTTTTGATCTGTGAGCGCTAAAACTTCACTAACTTTGATTTGTGTTTCATTCCATTTGAAAATTAAAACACCACCATTGGCCAACACACGAAAGCATTCTGCAAAACCTTTGCGAATATCTTCGCGCCAATCTTCTGACAACTTCCCGTACTTGGCGGCTAGCCAACTTTGCTTTCCTGCTTTCACCAGGTGAGGAGGGTCAAACACAACTAAAGTAAATTGGCCATCATTAAAAGGCATGTTGCGAAAGTCCATCATCACATCCGGTTCAATCACTAAAGAACGACCATCACACAATGTATGTTCTTCTTTTCTGATATCACCATATACTACATTTGGATTTTGACGATCAAACCACATCATCTTTGAGCCGCAGCATGGATCTAAAATTTGTGCATTCATTCAACTGTCGCTCCTAAATCTAAATACTGCTGCGCCCATTCCTCTGCAATTTCTGAAAGAGTATCTTTCTGCTCTTCCTCATCCATCATTTCCCAGTTTTCTTCTTCGATCCAATCCGATAATTTCCCAAAGTCCTCACGATCGCCATTAGCCACACCAATAGCCAAATGGAAGCGAATTTTTAAATCTTTAAATGCTTTTTCACTCATCCCTCAGCTCCCGATTCAATATCCAACTTCATTGCACCTTCTTCTGGATATTCGGTCATCCAAAAGTAATAGCCTTTTCCACTGTGGCCAACTTCAAAGAATTTAATTGTTAGTTCAGTATCAAGTTGATCTAAATCTTTCTCACCATCTGGATTTACAAATTCGAGAAGGCTTTTTAGTTGATGACCGCTAAGTGTTATGCTCATTGTTCAGCTCCCGATACGTTTGGCACACTATGAAAATGCATCCAATGTGAAGGTGGATCATTTTGATAGTTTGCCCATACGCTATTTAAATCCTCATCAATAGTCATATAGTCTTGTTCTGGGGTGACATCAGGAGCATCTGCCCAACAAATAAGTACCATTATGTCAGTAGGTGGCAATTCATCATTCACGCTAATCCACGTTGGAACTTTGGATTTCATGAAATTCACGGCTTTTTTCCACATTGCCCAACCACTATTTACACGATGGTAAACATCAAAAAGGTCTTCTTCACTTAGATCAGTTTTGACGCCTTCAGCAATATCAAAACAACCAGCATTCATATCAAATTCGAGTACATCTAGATGTCCGGGAATCCAATATTTTTCTTTAAAGAAAGGTAATTGTTCAGACCAAAAAGCTTGTTTTGTTTTTAAATCAATCATTACCTAAGCCCTCAAATATTCTTCTTTAGTCCACTCAACAAACTCTTTATAAAGCTGCTGGGCAGGTTTATTTAATCGGTTGTGATAGTCGGTCGTTATGCGCCGCCAAGCAACTGGTACCGCATAATGCTTTGTTAGAAACATTGCTTGGTCCATGCCTTGCCGGACTATTACGTAGCCCAGCAATTGCAAGTAGTACATAAAACCAAGCATGTGTTTTTGGCTCACTTTCTTGTACTGATCTTTCATGTTAGAAACCGTCCACTAATAAATAATCAGGGGTAGATTCTTGTTGAGTAGGTGTAGGATTCTCTAATTCATAGCGGCGTTTTCTCACATACCCCATTAGCTTCGGTTGAATCTGCGGATCTCGTGCAGCCACGTCTATTTCCAAAGCATCTAGCGTTGTAAGGTCTGGTGCAGTTTGGATTTGAACCATTAAAGAGGGTGGCTCATTAGCAGATGCCTTTTCTTTTTCTAGCTCTTCAAGACGTTTGTGAGTGGCGAGAAGGATAGGCTTCATTTGTTCGTCATCCCATGTGCGGGTATAACGATAAACCGCATTTACTTCTGCAGGTGTTTTTGACTCTTTTACACGCTGTAGAAGAGTATCTAGGGTTTGCTGATATTCTGGATCTACTTTAGGCTCGTTAGTTTCTGGAACTAACAGATCCTCAGATGTGGTGACATTTGTTTGTTCGGTAATAACAATTGTTGGTTGAATTTCTGCAGAAATAACTTCAATAGACTTTTCTGCTTTTGATTTCTTGCCACGCTGTTTCTTTTTTTCATCACCTAAGCGAATAACACTAAAATCGTCACTAACTTCAAAACCTAACGCTTTAGATAGTGCTTTTAATTGAAGCTTGGCGTTTTCTGCATCACGTTGAACAAAGCCGCTATTAATAGATTCAATTAATGCGGTGGTTCTAAAATTCACGACGTAAATAGAAGGCGAATATGTAGTAATTACAAAAACATCCTGTCCTTCCTCATATTCATCAATAGTTAATGGCTTTGTGAATGTAATGCCAGCCAGCTCAATAGTTTCGATTTTGATGCAGAATTCAAAACCCGGTTTACCAAAAACAGAAGCGGGGAATTGATCTAAGTCAGAAAAGTCCAACATGTCTCCAATAGGACGACATAGAACAGTTTTACCTTTTTGAAGTGCTGCAAATGCTTCTTGAGCAGTTAAAATATTTTTCATGCTGTCATCCCCTTTTTAGCTAAGGTTTCAATTTCTTGTTTAACTGCCTTAAGTTTTGCCGCTTCAATTTGGATAAGGGCATCGATACCTAAGTGCTCACAAACTGTTTTTACATCGAGGCCACGTTCAGCTATGAAGTTCTGAAGTTCATCTCTTTGTTGATCTGAGATACCGTTAAATTCTGGTGGACTAATCCAAGTGCCACGTTGCTTATCAAACGTGCAATTCAATGCTTTAGCTCTCATTAACATTGCTTGGCGCATGTTCTGGTAATACATGTGTTCTTTATCAAGCGACTCAGTTAATTGATTAAGGTCACCTGCATGCTCTGCTTCCTCACAGCTTTGTTTCCAGTTTTCTAGCTCTTCTTGGGCTTTAGCTGCTGCAAGTTGTGCAGGCGTTAAGGTGTTAATGTGATCTTTAGCTTGAGTAATCAGGTCAGCCAAGAAAGTAGGGTGTGCTTTAAGATCAGGTACCCATACTTCACCGGTTTCACCGCCTAAAGCACCTGAGTTTTTCGCATGATGTGTAGGCGAAGGTTTGAAATTAATAACGCGGGCATTTTTACCTTCACCAGTAGTAACAGTTGTTAGATAACCCATGACATCTGCGATACGGTAAAGCTCGTTACGGTTTTTACCACCTAGATCTGGGCGGTAAATAATTTGATCACCGTTTTGATCTTCTGATGCGTGTGCAATGAAAACAACATCTTTACCTAAACTGATCAAAGTATTGATGTATTGCTTGAACGTTTGGTTCGCTAAACCTTGAGCCTTTAACTTTAAAGAACCATCTTTTTGACGGTTATTTGCCGTAAGTAACAGATGGGTTTTAATGCATTCGAGCATTGCACCAACGGTATCAATGACAACTGTTTTATATGGTGCTAAGTCCTGCGGCGTAAGGTTTGCAACATCACTCCATTGTTGAACCTGTACAACAGCACCACGACGTAATTCACCAGTACGGTGAGCACCACGGTCAAAGTCAAAAGAAATTGCTTTTTCCGCAGTAAAGCCCATTGATGATTTACCTAAACCCGGATCAGCGTATAGGTACACAATAATTGCTTGAACCAATAAAGTTTGGTCAGCAGTAATAATCGGTAGAGCCATTTTTCTTATCCTCATCTAGAGCCGGTGAAGCCGCGTTTTTGCTTGTAAGCCTTGCGGTCACGGAAAGGGATATTTGTTTCACGCAGTTTTATAGCGAGCTGCTTTCTGCGTTGGAAGTCGATTTCTTGTGTGAGTTCTTTCCAAACTTTTGGATAGTCGGTTTTGAACTTTTTAACGTCCAAAGGCGTCTTAACGGAGTTCTTCACTTTATAAAGAACTGAGCCATTAGCATTAGATGCGTACACTTGCCAGCCAATGCGAACTGAATACAGCCCTTTATCATCACGGCCTAAAAATGACTTGTAGCCGTCGGGGTGCTTTTTGAAATGAGTCATCTTTAAGCCTCCACCAACTTGTTACGTTCGATGAAGCCTTTTAGAAGGTCATTGATGTTGCGGATGTCTTCAAATTCGGTGAAATCGTTATATGACTTACCGTTAATGTCAGTGATTTCATTCACAGTGAGTTGGGTAATATCGACAGCGGTGAATTCAGAACCCGGAACGCCGTAGCTGTCTGGATGAGCTTCAAAATCAAAGCTAACGTTTAAACGGAAGCTATCTAATTTAATTACAGCAACGCCAGAATGTTTACCTGTGATTTTTGCGGTTAAAACCCCGTAAGTACTTGGTTGAGTCTTAGGGGTAAATAGAGAAGGGGCTTCTTTTGTTTGGAAAGCTGGTTGCAATTGGCAAGCAACTAAAGAACCACCAGAGATTGCAAGAGCAGCCATGCTGACAAATGCAAATGAGTTGAAAGGAGGAGCTTTTACGTTCATAATTGATCTCGCATATAGCAAAGCACATCGGACCTGGGGAGGGGCGGTGTGCTTTTTTGTTATCTGGTGAAAATTATTAAACCTTAGATTTAATTTTGATGCAATAGATATTTAAACCTAAGATTGAATTTATTTTAAATTTTAGATTTAATAGACAAAAGAAAACCCACCGTGGTGGTGGGTTGGTCGCTGATTTAACCTGACAAAGGTATTTTTATGAAATTAGATCAGATACTAAATATGCAAATGTTTATTAGCATGGTAACAATACTTGTGAATATTGCCATTTGGTTCACATTTTAAAGAGAGTTCTTATGTGTGAAATAAAGTTGACGAGAGCTGGTCTGTTAATTAGCTTAATACCTCTAATCACCTCAATTGCTTTACTTGTTAAGAGGGTGCTACTGGTGGATATGTCATGAAAATCAAAAACAAACGTATAGTAAATTTTGTGCTTAGTTTTATCTCAATGTGCTCTGTTATCGTTACTCTCATTTTAGTATTGCAACAACACCAGTGACTGCAGCAATTAAGGCCAGCAGCACCCCAACATAAGCAGTCCAATGCGGTTTGCTGGATTTTTTAATCTGTCTTGATGTCAATTCATAGCTTATAGCTTGTAGAAGTGGTGCTGGGATAATTCCGCTTCGGCCTTCACCGCTTAAAAGCATCATTAACTCGTCATCTGAAAGTTGCTTGATTTCTTCTAGCGTTAATTTAACTTTGGGAGGCCTATATTTTTTAGCGGAATCAGGAATAACTACTTTAGGTATCTTATACATATATTCTCTACCGATATGGTTTAAAGCACTGTGTCGGGTCACGGTTTCAATTAAACAAAAAGCTGAATCCGCTTAAATTCTTTATTAGCCTCAATATGACTTCTATAAAATTTATCTTTATCTTCTGAATCAACAAACTCTTTGAATGTGGTTGCTTCAAGAAGTCTGTAAATAAACCTTTCACCTGTTCTAAGCACTACCGTCAACAAGAAGTGTTGATAAAGAACATGGCTGATATTACGGGAGTTAACTTCAATTTTTTGCATATTGTGGATTCCACTTCATTTCCTAATATTCCTCCAACCTTAAACTAATCTTTTTTATTAAATTTCCTGCTGCCCTGAAAACTCAATTCTTGAAATGAAATCAATAGGCAAGGCCAGCTTTTCACCAACAATAGTTTCGAAGTGAATCCATATACCTGCAGCTTCATTTTCAAAATTCACACTGATTATCTTTACTAAGTTGTAAGGCTCCGCAGCCCCCATCATGATGATATTGAAGCGGTGATCTTCACGAACATAAGAAATAAGCATCTGATGAATTGCCATTTGTTCAGTGCTTGTTAGATGCCTGTATTCGTAAAGTTCTGGTGGCATATATTTTTTATTCATTACGAATCTTACCTCATCAACTTCTTCTTATTTACCTTTTCAAGTGCTGTACTTTTCTAGAAAATCATCAACCCAGCCTTGCGCTTGCTCCAAATTACTTATATCTGATAGTTTTAAATTAGTACCTTCAGCTTCATTAAATCCTTCGATTATAGCCTCAAAGATATTTGCTTCATTAATGACCTCACATGCCATTTCAGTAGCGTCATAACTTTGCTTGGCTTTTTTAAGTGAGGCTATTTGTTTTTCAATACCTTCGCCAATTTTACCTAATGCTAATTTGAACTCTTGGCGATTAATCGTTAGCGCAGTTTTGGATTTATTAAGTGTTGCGATCATAATACCCTCTTTTCTTTAAAAATTAATTACTTAGCTCGCCTAAATTTCACCATCATAAGAATGAGAAACATATTTACCAATGATGCCAATATGCTCCAAGTCTTGCGGCTCAACGATCTCTCTTTCATAGCTAGGATTATCACTATCAATAATCAAGGCTCCGTCATATCTACGAGATAATCTTTTGATTTTTAGTTCATCACCATACCTGATTGCATACACCTTTCTGTTCTGAACTTGCTCTAGTCTATTAACAGACTTGTCGATAATTACAACGCTGCCGCTTGGTATCCTTGGTTCCATACTGTCACCATCAACATCCACTTCTACAAGATTTTTAGGTGAAACTTTTTTCTTATGAAACCACTCCATGCGTTGTGCGCATCCCGTCATCCTGGTTGTTGGCTCAAATTCAACCAGTCGGCCATTACCTGCGGAAAACTTGACGTCTACATGCGGAATAATCATAAAAGAATTAGGATCGAGGTCATCCGGTGCTTCCCATGCCATAACTGGCCTATATGCATCAGCATTCTCAGGATTGTCAGCCAACTCGATCATTGATCCAGAACCATCTAGCAACCATCCGGCACTTACTCCAGTTAAAGCCGCTAGCTCTTTCAGGGTTTCCTTACCAATTTTCCCCTTTTTCCAGTTAGATGCAGCTTGAGCTGATAGTCCCAATTTGAGAGATGCTGCTGACCATTTTAGATTTGCATAATCAAGTGCTGCTTGGATGCGTTCAGCTATAGATTCCATAATCATTAATAAAATAAACCTTTGGTTTAAAATTCTATTGGAAATTTAAAAAAATAGAAGCAATCATGGATTGTATTAAAATTAAACCTATGATTTAATTTTGGTGAAATCAATTAAAAGGGAGATTTAACTTTGAATCCCATTAAATATGCTTTTGATGCTGTTGGTGGTCGATCTAAAGCAGCAGCGTTACTAAACCGTACATACATGGCCATGAGCAAGATGGAAAAACGAGGGGTATTACCAAGAACTGAATATACGGGCGAAACCAAATATGCCCAGATACTTGCAATTAATAGCGGTGGAAAGTTTACGGCTGAATGGCTACTTGAGAATGCTAAGCCAGAGTCGTCTATAGCATAACTGACCTCATGAACAAATATCAGTTTAGGAACAACCATGACCAAACAAAAGCCAAGTGCAAAAAAGACGGTGTGCATGCCGACACATTTATCTGAGCCTGTAGCTGAGCATGTGGCAAGGGAAGCATATGAACGAGGCTGGTCTAACAGCCAGTATTTAAGATGGTTAGCCATTCTGGATATGAAGCGTTGTGAAGATGACAAGAATCTTATGTCACAGGTATCTGGAATACCCAGAGAACGTTTTGATTTATATGAACAAAGAAAACAATCCGTTCGGAGAGAACGCAATAAAAAAGCCTGATGGTCAAGATCAGGCTTCTTAATTCACAAATTTAGGAACCCATGAATATGCAAACTAATTTATCAAATCAAACGTCCAAACACAACTTACAAGAGTTTTTAGTGGGTGATGTAGTGGTACTTACTGAAGAGTGCCGTAGTTTTAAATCAAATGATTTGTTTGAAGTTAAAAACAAAACTTTGACCAGGTTGTGGACTATCAAATCAGAGAATCATTTGATTCTGGTTTCTTCAAAAGAAATCCGCACCGCAACAGTCGCCGAACTTAATGCCAAACGCCGACTAACAAGCGCTGAGCAAGCATTAGCGGAGGTGTCATGAACAGCTTTACACAGCAAATCAAAGATTCTCGTCAGCAAAGTGAAATCCAATCTTTTTACGAGCCTGCATTGCGAGTGCTTGGGCACCTATTTGAGGTGAAAAAGCAAAATTTACGTAACAAAGGTTATGACGAAAATAATGCGGCGGTAACCAAAGTTGAATTTTCAGAGGCTATGGCTCGTCAATTTCGCATAACGCAGTGGTTAGCACAACAGATTGTAACCAGCTTAACCAAAGCGTGTTTGGTTGATTCGTTTGGTGGCTATGTTAAGCCAAAGGATGGTGAAAAGTGAGATATGCAGCAAGAAGAAAACAGGATATTTCCGTTTCCACCACACCGCTAGAGGTGGTAATTCCACTGGAACAACCAGTAAAGATCTATTCGGCTAAAGAATTAGCAGCCATGCCGCTTTCAGTTATGAATGCCGCAATTGAGGCTCAGGAAAGATTTTATCAACTTGAAGAATTAACCCATATGGGGGGGCAGGCTATAGCAGTTCGCCGTCTCATGGAGGATGGGCACAAACTAATTCAGGTGAAAGAAAAGTCTCGTATTCGCTACAAAATCAACAACGAATTTATTCCTCCAAGAATTATTCGTCAGTTGGAAATGCGCGGATTAGTGAAGCTTGGAAGGGGTAAGTAATGACTATTATCGCCTCTTCAAAGCCCCTTCGAACACCCTTTAAAGGAGATAAATAACCATGCGTGACTATGGGAAAGTCTCACCACATTTCTGGACGGGAACTACGGGCAAAAAGCTTCGTCAAACACATGAAGGCTTAATTGTCGCTATGTATTTAATGACAAGCCCTCACGCGAACATGCTTGGCTTGTATTACATGCCCCTTTTATATGTTGCTCATGAAACTGGATTGGGCTTTGAAGGGGCTTCTAAGGGGCTTCAAAGAGCCTGTGAAGCGGGGTTTTGTAGCTATGACGAAGCCACGGAGACAGTCTGGGTGCACGAGATGGCACGTTTTCAAGTAGCTGAGTCATTAAAGCCAGCCGATAACCGCTGTAAGAACGTGCAAAAAGAGTATGATTCATTGCCGTCAAGCCCTTATTTATCAAGCTTTTTCGATAAATATGCACAAGCATTTTGTATGACTCAAAAGCGTGGCGAAAACGCCAAAATAGATAGCCCCTTACAAGCCCCTTCAAAGCCCCTTCGAAGCCAGGAACAGGAACAGGAGCAGGAGCAGGAACAAGAAAATACTCACACACAAAACGCGGTTGAAAATTTTTCAGCGGCCGAGGAGTCTTGGAAACCAAATCGTGAACTATTGCTGAATGTTCTTAGGACTTCACAAGTGAGTACACAAGCAGAGCAGGTTTTAAAAATGCCAAATTATGAATTTCATCTTGGCAACTTCAATGCTCACTGGGAAAACAAAATTGATCTCACGGAAAACCAACGAACTCGAAAGTTTGCAACTTGGTTAATTCAGGAATTCACAAAGTCGATAAGACCTAAAAAACAAAACTCACCAATGAAAACTGCACCAGCAAGAGACGTAAACAGTGCTTGGGGTGATGCAAAACAGTATGCCCCAGCCACAGATGATATCGATGTAGGGGAGATGCTATGAATGCATTGAGCAAACAATTCAAAACTGAGCTGGTACAAACTAATCAGTTTTGCCCTAAACACAATGAGTTAATGGTTTTACTAATTGGTCGTCCAGTTTGCCAAACATGTGCAAATGAAGCGTATGTGAAATCACAAATTGAACACGCACACCAAGTCAACCTTATGGTACGCGAGAAACATTTTGCCGGAGCAAAACTCCCTGAGCGCCACAAGGAAAGCGGATTTAAAAATTATGTGGTGAGTATTGATCCGCAGAAAGAAGCTAAAGCTGCTTGCCATAAATTTGTTCAAGATTTTAATTCAGGGAAGAAGCGCAATCTGATTATGGTTGGGCGTACAGGAACAGGCAAAACCCATCTTGCATGTGCTATTGCTCGTAACGTTTTAGACAAGCGGAGTTATGTTCGTTACGTCACCTCAGAAGACATGGCAAATGAAATTGCCACTGCATGGACAAAGCCCGATGACAATGAAGCAAATGCAATATTTCGCTTCACGGACTGTGATTTATTGATATTGGATGAATACGGTTTGCACGACCAACACGAGAGTCGATTGCAGCTCGTTCATAAAGTTTTATATGCACGTTATGACGGAAAAAAGCCGACAGTTTTAATTTCAAACATGACGCTTGAATCTACAGAAAAGGCGCAAGGTTTGAAGGAAAACTTAGGGGACCGTTTATGGTCTCGGTTTCAACATGATGGTTTGACAGTAGTTGAGTGTGACTGGGATGACTTGCGTTTTGGTGGGGCAGGATCATGACTAAATTCGAGATTTTAAGCTGTGGCTTACTCATTTCGTGTGTAACAGCAGTACTTTGCGGTGCGGTGGTTTTGTGGTGGTTGGCGCGTAAAGAGCTAGATGAGAAAGGAGCCAGCCATGAAAGCAACTAAATTGATTAGAGATAAAGGACTGCAATACGCGAAGGAAATCGTAGATTCAGCACCCGATAACGCAACTGAATGGAACGAGGGTTATGAGTTCCAATGTGGTCAAAGTGTAGAAATCAGCCCAGCAGATCGTGAGAAGTATTTTGTAGATTTGGTTGAGCTTAAACGTCTGGTGGAGTCTTTGAAAATCATCAACGATTTAGGTGGAGTTGAGAAGCTAACGCCTGCATTCATTACGACAGATAAGCATGTTGGTTACACGCATGTTCGCATGGTGGGAAATGGGAGATTGAGCTTTCTTGATGATTTTTGCGACTTCATTCCAGATGGTTCCATTTCAATTAAGCGTGTGATGACTGCTATCCGCGACCACGAATCAATATACGGAGGCGGTGAATCTCATGCCAACTAGATATAACACAGGCGAGTATAGCTACGATCTTGAATATCACTATGGAGATATGTCAGCAAGCATGGAGATGCTTAGAGCACGTTTAATTGAATTGTTGACTCCTCATCTGTCTGGCCGTTATGTGAAATGGAGAGAAGCATATTTCAAATGGTTTACAAAGTGCGGCGGGGATTCGGGGTGGATGTTTTGTGTAGGTCCACACGAATTTCATATTGATGGGGCGTTAAGGCGCTATTACTCAGGTTCTATTGATATTACCTACAACCAGAAAGATCGATATTTCTTGGTGGGTGAGAAAAAGAAAGTCAAATGTAAGGCTTGTAAGGGGTTTGGCTTCATTCGAGATGATGGGTGGGGGCATATAGATAAATGTGAAATGTGTGATGCAGAAAAAGGAGCCAGCCATGAGTGAGTTTGAGGGTAAATCTGGAAAGTGGGCTTGGGAGATTCAAAAAGAACAACAAGCGAAAGTGGAGGAGCTGCAAAAGCGTTTAGATGGGGCATTAAAAGAGACTCAATATGCTTTGCAGTATGTTGAAGAAGACATGCGCGGCAATCATGAATTTCTACAAATGGCAATGATTCGAACCCTTAAAGCTATAGAGCAAGTGCTCAAAGGTGGTGCTTGATGTCATCAGTCAGCATTGCTGAATACCGCAAGTTATTTCCGATAAAGAAAAATAAAAAGCGGCGTTCAGCAAAGCAAGTTGCCAGACAACCAAGTGTGGGTGAAATGGTTCTGGCAACGCATTTAAGAGCATGCAAGATCGGTTTTGAACAGGAATATAAGTTCCATCCAAAACGCAAATGGAGAGCTGATTTTCTGATTACGGGTACAAAGATTTTAGTTGAGGTTGAAGGGGGTATCTGGAGTGGAGGCCGTCATACAAGGGGCAAAGGCTATATAGGGGATATGGAGAAATACAACTCCGCAGCAATGATGGGTTTTACAGTTTTACGGTTCAGCACAGAGCAAGTGAAAGCAGGCGTGGCGATTAAACAAATTGAGCAATTGGTAGGTGAAAAATGAGTGCAGTTTTAAAAACACAACAAATGGATTGGTCTAAATATACTATTGACGGTTGGTTAGAGCAGTTTGGCGCATGGTGTGAAACAGTTAGAATGAAAGGGGGTGATTTGCCAGATGGGCTTCATATCAATCAAATTTACTGGTTGATGCGTGAAGCTGGCAAAGAAGTACAAAAAAGTAAATCTTATATTCGATGTGAGATCAGTGATTATGAGGCGGATCAAATTCAAGCACTTTTACGAAGTCTATTAAATTCTGATAAAACAGATTTTACAACTAAGTTTGCATTAATTTGTTTAATTAAAAATAAGGTTGAAAATAAAGGATTGTTGAAGGTTGCTCAAGAAACAAACCAATCTAAAGCTCAGGTCGCAATTATGGTGAGTTGCGCTAGATTTTATTTATTAGGTCATGATAAAAGATTAAGACAAAATGGAGGTTCAAATGAAAACATACACTGTAAAACTATATGAAGGCGTTAGTCGGGAGAAAGTTAATGAAACTTTGAAATACTACCCTGATTATTTTGGTAAAATATCAATAATTACAAATGTAATTAATAATAAATTGCAATTAACACTAAAAGCATTTGAAGGAATCGACGTTATAACTGCCAATGATCTAATGATTAAAATCGTTGAACGTTTAAAAGCTTCTCAATTAGTAGAAAAGCATAATTTAGACTTGTTGACTGTCTAGACGCTTTATGGCATATTTTTGATATAGTGGACAAAGTTATAAGCGTTGCACCAATTTGTTTTAAAAGCTCACTTAATCGTGGGCTTTTAATTAGGATTTGAAAAAACATGAAATTTATCGTATATTAAACTTACTATATGATGTCTATTTCCATTATAGTGTTTTTCAGTTGAAAAGGGCTTTGTTGCACAAACCTATCTCTAAAGGCTTATTCCACAATATAATTTTCAAATGAATAAGTCGACACCAAAAATTTATCGCACAACCAATTGGTCTTCATATAACCGAGCTCTCATTAATCGTGGAAATATTGCCATTTGGTTTGATCCTGCTACGCAATGGTATGCCCCATCAAAAGGCAAACAAGGACGAAATCAAACTTACTCCGACGCAGCTATCCAATGCTGCCTAATGATTAAATCTCTCTTTCGATTATCTTTACGCATGGTCACTGGCTTTGTTCAAAGTCTCATCCATCTTTGTGGGTTAAATTGGATAGCGCCAGACTACACTACAATTTGTAGACGACAACAGCATATTGATATTGTGATTAGCTATCAAAAAAGTTGTGATGGACTATATCTAATCGTTGACTCTACAGGTCTGAAATTCTTAGGTGAGGGTGAATGGAAGCGTAAAAAACATCAGCCTGAATATCGTCGCCAATGGCGTAAATTACATATTGGTATAGATGCTAAAACCTTACAAATACGCGCTGTTCAGCTCACAACCAACAATGTGAGTGATTCACAGGTACTTGGTGATTTACTCGATCAGATTCCACAAGATGAGAGAGTTGACTCCGTCTATACCGATGGAGCTTATGATACCAAACAGTGCCGACAGGTCATTGCGGATCGGCAAGCACATGCAGTGATTCCACCAAGAAAAAATGCGAAGCCATGGAAAGATAAAAAGATGGGCTCGCTAGAACGCAATGAGTTGCTTCGAACAGTTAAACGTTTAGGAAGAACTATTTGGAAGAAATGGTCAGGCTATCATCGGCGAAGTTTGGTTGAAACCAAGATGCATTGCATCAAATTATTAGGGGATAAACTCAGTGCGAGAAATTTTCAAAGCCAAGTCAATGAGATTCATGCACGTATGGCAGTATTAAATAAATTTACGGACTTAGGCAGACCACATACCCGAGTTGTCACTTAA